CCATAGTTTATTTTTTTCTTCAATGCGTGGTTAGCCAGTGCTAATGAAATAACCATATCATCGTGTAATCCATTAGGAGACGCATAACGGACTTTTCTTGTCTTGGGGGAATACTCGTATGTAAATTGTGACATCTCACGATACAGGTCAGGATTCAATGTTTCAGAGGGTAGAATGAGTTTGTCTTCATTCAGGGCTAATATCAGGTCTTCAATAATATTTTGTTTTGAGTCGTTGGTTGTGGTGAATGGTTGAGCTGCGGAATATCCCTTTCTAATCATTTCATAAACAACATCGCCTTGGTTGTTTATTTCCACGAACAATTGCGGTTTGTATTTGCGTAGTACAACGAGCATTTCCGATACTATTACATCCCACGATTTTTGTCGTTCTCTGTAGATTTCAACGACCATACCTTGAGAGTTTAATATGGTGAGTACGGAATAGTCATTTGCTCGTCCCAAATCCACACCAGCATAATATTTTTCACTCGAGTTATAAGGTGGGTATTGATTGAGAAAATTTCGGTTTTTTAAATTGGAGAATACCTCACCCCCATCATCGATAAACTCTGCGAGTATTTCCTGTCGGTAGATTGCCTCGGGTAAGGTTTTTTTTGCTTCATTTAATTCCTCCTCTGAAATGAAAGGTGTGTCAAACGAGGATGCTCTAAAGGTGATGTAATTGGGGTATTCCTCAGACATTCCCTTCATTGCCATATTATAGAACCAGTTTCTACCTTTTGGTGTTGATAAAAACAAACATTTTTTTCCTCTGACTAAAGTGGTTGGTCTAAGTACCGTATCCCACACAACATCCCTTATGTATGCCGCCTCATCTACAACCAAATAATCCAAGGTATAACCACGGAGTGAATCTTCCCTCTCTGCTGACCTGAAATATAAAACCGAACCATTGATAAACCTTATATGGAGTTCTGATTTGTTAATTTCCGTTGTTAAACTTGAATCACCCAATGAGGAGACCAACTCACTGAATACCTTTTTTGCTTGAGCATAAACGGGGGTAACATACATACCAACGGATTTGTTGTGTTCGAGTTGCCATTTTAGGATGAGATTCATACCCATAAAGGACTTACCAAACTGACGACCTGTATTAACTACAATGTATTTTATTTCATCGGTCTGAGCAGATTGAATAATTTCCCTTTGTTTTTTATGAGGGGTAAATCCTTGGACATCGATTACCTTCATAATTTCTCCAACATTTTATCAAACCATAGGTCAAGGTCGTAGTATCTACTATTTGTTCCTTTGTCGTTTCTTGGTGTGTATGTCCCACGATTATTGAATATATCACCCCCACCATCGGTGTTATTCCATTTGTAGTTTAGGTTTGCTTTTGCTTCACTAACACTACCATCATTTAACATATCATCACATACAAGAAGGGAGGGTGTGAAACGACCTTGTTGTTTATACATCTCCATTTCAATATAACTTTTGTGGAAGCCCCGACCTTCGCCATATATTGTGCCTTTAGCTTTTTGTTTTTGAACTCCCGAAATATTTTCCTCATCAACAAACGGAATACGACAATCGTCCAACCACATTATCCCCTTACTATACATTACTTACCTTCCTTGAAAAACTTTATCAGGTCATCCCTATCAACCTCACATCTTTCTCTCACAATATCCATATACTCTGGTTCCCTCTCAATACCCACAAAGTTTCTGTTGATAAGTTTGGAAGCAACCCCTGTCGTTCCACTACCCAAGAACGGGTCTAATACCCAATCCCCCTCCCTTGTAAAAAGGGTGATAATGTAGGACATTAGTTTTACTGGCTTACTCGTGGGATGATGGTTCTTTATTTTTGTCCCCATATCCTTTTCCTTTTTTGCTGGTTTTGGAACTTGTATAAATGGATAAGTCATTTTGATATTGTCGGGTAGTGCTTCAAAGTTTAAGACATTATCAATATAACTTTTTTGTCCGTGTGGTTTCATACCGATGATAATATGTTCCACCGCTGGTTTTGGTTGGAACCCTAATTTACTACCTTCGTATTTTTGTCCTAATCCTGTATTACTTTTTGTTTCTGGTAGTTGTATAGTATTCTCTTTTGAGTAATCCCCCCCCTGTATTTTTTGTTCGTTTATTTTTTTACTACGATAGGGTTTATTACCAACAACCTCTCGTTCAGCCCCCAACCTTTTATCTATCATCTTACTTGTATCTGATGCCTTTGGAAACCCTGTGTGGTAAGTCCATAGAATAGGACTGAACGACATATCAAACCCTGCGTCCTCTAAATCCTTAATCATACGATACAATACATCACTTCTTGGTGAGGACATAACCGCAATAAACGAACCAGGTTTGAGTACCCTATAACACTCCGTCCAAATTTCTTTTGGTGGTAGTACTTTATCCCAACTCTTTCCCATAAACTCAATTCCGTATGGGGGGTCAGTTGCTAACAGGTCAATAGACCCGTCTTTAATCGTTTTTAAGACATCTTTGCTGTCCCCGAGTAATAAGTGTTGTTCCATAAATTATACTTTGTTATTTTTTGTTAATAAATTATAAAGATAGATATGTTTTCCATTGGTATTTTGGTATGTTGCTTCACCTGTCTTTAACGCTTCAATTATTCTTTTAGCAAAGGGTTTAATTTCACCTTTATACTTTGTTCTTATTGTTTTATCGTGATATCTTTTTTTATTGTAGATGATAAATTTACCTTTTGATGTTTGACCATTATATGTAAAATTGGATGCTTTATACACTATACCTTCGTGGTTGTAAAATGTATCAGCATAACTTATTACTGTTTTAAAGTTAGTGTGTTTTTTCAGATATCTTAATGTTGAACCAATAAAAAAACTTTCTGTATTTTTTGGTGTATTATCAATACAACATAATCTTTTCAATTCAATAACATCTGTTTCTTTATCACCATATTTTTTCCACACATTTGCCATAGCAATCTTTCCATAAATTATTGCACCAATCAATTGATTTGTAATATCTAACAATTTAAAACAATAGGTAATTGTTAATCCATTAACATTTTTACTGTAATGCCATTTTTCAATGAATGATGAAATATCTTTTCTATCACACAATTCAACTTTATAGTCCCTAACTTTACCAATGGCATTCATATTATTGTTCTCCTTCGGTTAATTGGGGGTCATCGCCACCAAAGTTCAATCTGATTACTTGGTGGTTGACTTGGATTTTTTCCTCAGCATTCAATCCCATCAGTTTTGCGATGTCATTGAGAACACCACGAGCATTTGTGAGGTCTCCTTTATTGAGTGCCTCTTGATGAATGTCGTAATATTGAGCAATGTGCTTCATTATTAATTTATCCTTGTCGTGAGCAAATTTCTTTTTCAATGTTGCCCACGCTGAGACCCAATATTGGTTTGCTTGAGCTTTGGATAGAGCGTGGTCTCTTTCACACCACAAAACATATTCACGATGACTCAAATGTTCTCGTAAAATTATGTTTATGGACTCACTCATAAATGCTCTTTGCTCTGACTTATTCATCTTCTTCTTGAATGAACCTGGTGGTCTTCCAAGTTTTTTAACATCCAATGCTGGTAGGTCTTGGTCTTCAGGTAAGTAATTCATTGTATCTTTGGTTAAGTTGTTTTATTGCGTTCGCAAAACACTTCCCACAACCTGGTCTTCGGTTTGTACCTAAAACTCTGTTATAGACCGAATAAAAGTATTCTTGCTCTTGGGAGGTAACTTTGTATTTCTTACCGATTTCGATTGCTAAATCAAGTTCCTCCATTGTCCAATTTTGTGTTGTCATATTAATTTCTTTCCCGTCTTTACAGGAGTCACAACGGTTATCCTCCTCGGGGGTTATATCCAAGGGTAATTCCATCTTTTGTTATTTCTAATTGAATTTATGTGTTTTCTTGAAACACCAAATTGATTTGCTATTTCAGTGTCAGTTAGTAATTCCCCCTCTATGAGTTTTTTGATTATTCTAACATCGTTCTTGTCAAGTTTTAACTGAGCCATTTGTAATTAAGTGTTGGTATTTTATTTCTTTTGTAAATAAATATAATTCAAAACCCAAAAAACCACAAACTTTTTCATTTAATTTCGTTCCAAATATAACTCCCACCTTTTTAGTAGGAATTTTTTTGTTTCCTTTATGCTCTTCCTTACGCTATAAATTGGGATGTTTGTCTTCTCCGATAGGTGTTTAATCACTGGTTTTTCCATATAAAGTTCAAACAAACCTCTCTCATACCAGTCAAGGTGTTGTAATTGTTCTGTTATCCAATCAATAGATGGTTTTTCAGGGGTTTTCTCCTCCTCGCTGATGTCTATGTACTCTATTGAGGAGAACGAGTGTTTGCGGTAATCCCTATAAAAATAAGATGAGTTGGAGTAGAATTGATTTTTTATCGCTTTGATAAAAAAATATAACCCCGCCTTTTCGGGCAGGGTTTTGTAGTATTCGTTATTGAGTAGTGATATCATTACATCGTGAACCAAGTCAGATGTCCTTGGGTCTTTCTTTGTTATGGTATTTGCTACTTTCAGGTATGTTTTGTATTGCTCTTGTGTCATCAATTAAAAAATCCCAACTTCCTCTTTTCTTGACCGATGATAAGTAATTTGTCGGGATGCCATATTCCTTCCAAATCTTGTAGGTCGTTTCACCCAACCGAATCCTTGTAATAATATCTTTTTTGGTTGAATCATTGAGGTTAAATTTATTTCTATAAATAGTTCTGTTCTTGGAATTGGTAGAACCATCGACACACCTCAAGTTTGATATGTTATCGTTGAGTTTGTTTCGGTCTATATGGTCTACCTCCATTTCACAGGGACATTC